AGCGTACAGATTGCTTTCGAGGACTACAAACTGCCTCCATCAGTGATCGATACGCTCAAGCGGGCTAACGCTTTGTCAATCAGACCCAACCTCTCGAGCGCCCTCAAGACTTATTTGGATGAGCTCAGGCTCTTGCAAAAGTATCTGTACCGCGACTGCACAATCTCACACGGAGATGTTCACTTCTTGCATCCTGATTACTTCGAAGATGCAATGCATCGCATCGATGAGATCAGAGCAAAAGCCGCTGACTTCAACAGCTCGTTAAAAGAACTGTGGTCGGAGGAGTTTGGAAAGTGGCAAGCAACCATCGATGACTTCTTCTCGCCGCTGTTCCAGGACCAACAGGAACTAGCGATGGTCCGCGAGGCTTACATGAAAATCTTTCCCACAGCGAAAGAATTTTCAAGCCCCATCCACGTGTGTGTTGTCGGTCCTTACCCTGCATCGCTCGAGCGGGTGGATGACCCCAACGACCTTGCAGCGCAAATGCAGGAGCAAGCGGCGATCAACACCTCGGAAGTTTTGAAAGCAGCTCAAGACGGAGCGCTCGACTCGAGTCTTGCGAAAGTCGCTGAGCTTCTCGATGATCTCGATGTGCGTCCCGCTAGCAAAGTCGGAGAAAGAGTTCTTTCGAACAACCCGAAAAGGCGGGGGACTTGGCAGTACATTCATTCTCACCTGCAACTTGCCTCTAAGCACTGTCCATCGCTCAGTGGAATCACGTCGCTCCTGCAGGATCTAATTCGTGTCGGTGAAACGATGCGCGATGCTCCCAAAGGTATTGAGAGGATCAATGCCTTCAAGCGTTATTCCGAGATACGCCAAGAGATACGCGACGAAGCCACGGCAATCGTCAAAGGTAAGGATTCGTCTAAAGGATTCGAGGCTCTACAAATGTCTCTCACTCTTTCAAATTCTTACGAAACTCTTCTCCAAGCAATCCCAAACTGCAAATCCCTCGATGATCTCCAAGCGCTTGAAACGGAAATCGAAGCTCAGACAGGTGTTTACAAACACCGCGCCAAGCATCTTTCACAGGTGTTTGGCAAGACTAAGGAACTTCTGGTTGGTGCTTCCTTCATGGACTCAATTGCTGAGGAGCTTAAGGAAACCAAGATCAAGTCGACACAAGACTGCGACTTTTGAACGTCTGGTCCGCGCAGGGTCGATTGACATTCACAAAAAATCTAAACGCAAATTTTTCTGATCATGGACAGCTCTACTTTCACTTCTCTTCAAAACTTTCGGGTAAGTCTCAACAACACATTTCTTGAGCGCACTGATGTCATCGACGGAGTCATCGCCTCGATCATCACTGAGCAAAACTGTTTCTTGTTTGGTGCACCAGGGACAGGCAAGTCAGAGCTGGTCAGGCAGATCGCTAACGGTTTCAGCGGGAGCAAGTTCTTTGGTTACCTTCTTTCCCCAACAACAGATCCCTCAGAGCTCTACGGTCCGGTCGCTGTATCGAAACTTCTCGAGGATGAATACACGCGGGACATCAAGGGCTATCTCCCCGACAGCAACATAGCTTTTCTCGACGAACTGTTTCGCGGTAGCTCTGCTGTTCTGAATTCGCTCCTTCAGGTTTTGAATGAGCGCACCTTTAACAACGGCAAAGAACTTGTACAAACGAAAATCAAATCAGTCGTAGCAGCAACAAACTCTTTCCCAACGGAAGAATCATTACAGGCATTCTGTGATCGTTTTCTTTTCCGCCCGACTATCGAAGGACTGAAAAAGCCCACGAGCAAACGAAAGCTTTATGGCTGGGCGTTGTCTGGCAAACGACCGGCAGTGGAGTCAGAGCTAACAATCGAAAGCCTCGAGACTTTGCAAAAAGCAGCTAACGAAGTCGAGGCGTCTGAAGAATTCATCGACATTTTTACTGAGTGCATGGACATGCTCGAAAGCAGAGGCATGGTCATCTCTGACCGACGCCGCGTCCAGATTCTTAAGTTTCTCCGTGGCTGGGCTGTGGTGCAGGGTGACGACGCTCTGCATCCTGAGTACCTACATTCCACACTCCACCACATCGTTTATCAATCAGAGGAAGATTTAGAAACAATCAAGGAAGTTGTAGATCAAGTTGTACCAACGGCTGATCAGTTTCTTCGTTCTCTTTCAAAAGCCTCCAATGGCATCATGAATGAGTTCAATTCCTTGCGGACTCGCAGCATCAGCAACCTTCCTGAAGTTAATGAGCACATGCAAAAGCTCAAAAAGATTCTCAAGGAGCTGCGTCATATTGCTGGCAAAGCAGAAGAAGCACTGGACAGCAGCAAGGTCAGATTCACTGCCACTCAAAGAATGAAAGCGACCAAGCTTTGTCAGAGCATTAACCACAATGCTGACCAAGTTTCAGAAGCTATTTCTCGTTACTCAAAATGAAATCAACAACAGAACTCCTAAGGCTTGCTGCATCTGATCCCCTCGTTCTTTCGGTCTCCGCACTGACAGATTTTTTGTGGCCTGACTTCGTCCGGGAAACCAAGCCCCAGGTCAAATACTTCACTGATCGATTCGAGATTAGACAGCTAAGTCGTTTCGGAAAAGAACTGTTCGAGTTCTTCTATTCAGGAGGTGAAGTAACTCCTCTCGTGTCTCTCGACGACATGGAGAATTACTTTCGGCAAAAACAAAATGGCGAGACACCCTCAATGCCAAAGGGTTATAAACCTGAAAATGCATTTTGGAACAACATTCTCATCGATGTCGCCAACAGTCACGTTTACGCATCGATTCAACAAAATTGTTTGGGAAGGCATTTCGAGTCAGGCAACACAGCTGTCTGTGTCTTAAACGAACTGAGCGAGTTGCTTGAAGAGATTATGTCTGAGGATAACGGTGTCCACACTGCGATGACTTCGATGTCTCAGGATCTCGCAGACATCCGACAAGAGTTCGTGGAGGCAATGCAGCAGGGCGACACGCAGAAAGCTGCAGAACTGAGGCAAAAAGGCAAGGAGCTCGGTCAAGCCATCGAGGATACTCTCAACGCACACCACGACAGATACAAAGCCGACATCGATTATTCAATTGAAAAGGCTCAGCAAGAAGCTCAAGATATTCAGGAAGCCATGAGCAACCTGGCTGGGGACCACGAGGGCTTTGGGGTGCGCCTAGATGACGTTAAACAAAAGCAGGAACTGGCTCAACGGCTCCGCAAAAATAAAAGACTCGTGCAGTTGGCTCAAAAACTAGGCGGTCTGAAACAGTCCTGGACAAAACGATTACGTGCGAAAAACCAACGCTCGAGCTACAGCGACATCGTTGGAGCAAAGATGTCTGACGACGTAGCAAAAGCTTTTCCCTCGGAGATTGCCCTCGCTGCCACCCCTGAAGGCAAAGCACTTTTCGCTTACAAGTACTCGCAAAAAACAATACTCAGCAAAGATTTTGAAGCCAAGACCAAGGAAGTCGACCGTGGTCCTGTCGTGATGTATGTCGACATCTCAGGCTCCATGGCCGGATCGTCAGAGCTTTGGTCAAAGGCAATCACTTACGTAATTGCAGAACAATGCTCTAAGGACAATCGCGAGATACAAGTTCATCTGTTTGACACAGGCATCAATCAAAGCATCGTTCTTGAGCCACGCTCTGGGAGCAGCGACGAAGTCCTGGAGTTTCTAATGGCTTGGTTCACTCGAGGGGGAACATCTTTTGATCAAGTGATGAAGCACGCTTATTCCCGTGCTGACATCGATCCGAAAGCAGACATGCTGATTATCACTGACGGAGAGTGCCAGGTCACAGATGCCACGGTTCGTAAGTTCAACCTTTTCAAAGACTCAAACCATCTCGATGTCCATGCATTCTGCATCGGCAAAAAGAGTCAAAGTCTTTCGAGGTTCTGTGACTCGGTGCATCTTGTTGACATCTGTGAAGATGCAGAGAATTCTTCCCTATTCCAAAAAGCGATAAGTTAAACAAGATCTAAGGTTGGTTCATGTATACAAAGGACCGTGAACTCCATTAGAGAAGCAGTAGAAAGCTTTGAAAGCATTGCAGATAAATATATGCATCTCGATGCCTCAAAAGAGCTGCTCGAATGGATCGCATCGTGTCTCACCCAACTAGATGAGTCGGTCAAGATGACCTCATACCAAGACCGGCTTATCACATATCTGACGGGTCCAGAGATCTTCAACGTCCTGATGATTGGACTTGATGGGCAGCCAAGATCAGAAAAGACTATTCGAGTTAGACCTTACATAACAAAAAATTATTCTTGTGAGAGCCTTCACGAGTTACACCATGTCATTAGGTGCACTAAGTATGAGTTGTGGAACATAGTGCAGGATGTTGAAAAAGACATTACAAAAATGAAAGCAAGTTGACGAATAAAAGAATGTCATTACGCTGTGCAAGTTGATTACCAACAACATGCAAGTCAAATTTGAAATCGCTGGAATCCAACTCAAGGAATCCGAAGCCAAAACTCTCCTCTCAATCGGAACTGAAGCACCAACTCTGACCGTGGACTTAATGGACCACGTCGATGCAAAGCTTCTCGACAGCAGCAAACTTTTCAATCTGAGCATCGAAAAGAAACATCCAGAACTCGCAAGCCTCGCTGCGAAACTGGCGATCAC